GTCGAAGGCGGTGACAATGTCCACATCATGTCAGCATCACTGTCATACCTAAGCAACCCGTCTTTCATCATCTGAGTCAGGGTATGCTCTAACAAGCCACGATCAACTAATGTCTGGCGTTTATATCGTGCCATCGCTCCCCCTTGTTGTGTTGTTCTACTAGACTACACTATCAATACACGTGAGTCAAATGTTTGGTGAATCACCTCCCTCTTTTCGATATGAATCTATCAGCCTCTGAACCTGCGTGATATCAGCTTCAGTCCATATGGACTCTGTCTCCATAAATTCTCGGAATTTAGGAGCATCAGGAAATTTCTGGTCAACATATTTGATTCTATCCGCCATGTAGGCATCCCACTTGTCATCGTCAAAGTCTTCGGCACTACGAGCAGTCATAGCCTCTTCGGTGTCGTTGCACGGACCACACTTGTAGCACTCCAGATTGTCACGGTCACATGGAATTCGATTGACGTAGCCATCGTATTGGGTATCAGTTCCACATTCAAAACAGAGTGTCGTATCAATTACATTTTCTGCTGTTGTTGTCATAATCCCCCCCTAAGCATTTCAAAGAGCCACAATGCCAATTCCAGGTCATCGCCTACTAGCTCGACTGACGCGCCATCATACCAATCGAGCAACCAGAACTCGACGCATGTCATATCTCCGATGTAGCCGTCTGAGAGTACGTCTTTGCCAGTGTAGTATCTGATCTCCTCTTGTGGTCCGCCCGTGGATATTTGGTATCTCCAGTAGCCTGGAGATTTGCCTTGCTGATCCACGTAATCAAAACATAAAGCATACTCATATAGTTCGTATCCTTCACTGTTAGTGAAGTCTGTTTCCGGACCTGCTGTACGAAACTCCTGTAAATCCTCGCGCCTGTTATGCCAGTGTTCTATCACCCGATCTTTGCATTTTAGTTTGTAATCATTCATTGTTATTCTCCTCTACCAATCACTATGCTACCTCCTCTTCATACTCTATGAATTCGTTGTCTGGGTCCTCTCCATTATCCTCAAGGTACTTCCTAGCATCATCTATGGATTTGAATAACATCGTTTCATCATTCTCGTCCAGTAGATATTGTTTGCCATTTAGCCCTATTACCCCATCGTCGGATACTAATATCGATACTGATATCATCGGTTTGTCCCTTTCTTTCCACCGTCTTGCACTGTCTCATGCTCATGAGAAGCTTTGTGGTTCGATTGGAATTTCGGCTTTATCCTGGCAGAACACAGTGGACATTTGATTCTCATCGTATAAGCTCCTTGACCTAATATGGCCACTGGGTAGCAGGAACGGTTGCTCCTGCTACCGCATGGCTAGACTAGTGTCAGTCTGTTGGGTCATCGTCACTAGAAATGTTATCTAAAGTAATCCCATCGTTTGAATTGATAGACACTCTTCCATCGTCACTTACTGGAGCAAGGAACTGCTCAATCAAGGAGAATGCTTCTTCATAAGAACTAGCTTCTACTTGCAAGTCTATCGACATACTTACGTCTGCTCTATAACTATAAGCCATTATTTATCCTTTCTTTTAATTAGGCTTTCAGGTCTTAGCCTTGTGGTGATTGTGTTGTTCATTGTGTTTGCTCCTATACGATTTCGTTGTATAATTTGTATAGTTTGTCGCACAAGTCACTACGGTTATCCAACATAGGAAACGCATCATGACCACCATCCATATCCAAATCAATGGCGTTCTTGATTACCCAAGCATCACTTTCGCTGATATGGTTATCACCTTCTACTAGATTGCAAATACTTTCCGACCAATAATACCTATTACCCACAAATCCTATGGTGTCTAGGTCGTCCCCTTTTAAGTTAAGCGTGTATGCCATGTTTGCTCCTATACGCAATCCCAGATTATATTTCCACCTAATTCTTTCACCGTCGTGTTACCGTGGTCGTTGATTTCCACATATAGATTGCACTCTGTGTCAACGAATGTACCTTCGCCATTTTTGCCTTGCTCTATAGGTATTGTGTGACAGTCATCGAAATCTCTTGACCACCATCCAAAGTCTGCACCATCACCCTCAAGTGCGCCAAAGTACATATGTGGTGGCGCATGTTCATCTAGTTTGTTGAATAATTCATCCAGTATGTAGCTTGCGTCTTCTGTATCAAAATCTTTTATCTCACTGACCTCGCGTAGTATTGTTTGTGAATCAGGAATTTCTAGATAAACAATTTCACCAGACAATGCGTCAATCAAATCTTCTGTACGATGCGTGCCACTAGATACTGACCCCAGTTGTATTTGTTTCATACTAAAATCCATACCTCTCTAGAATTTCATATTCTCTATCTTGCTCTATCCCATCCACACTTGAATCATGCATGTTAATTCCCCTTAATGTTGGATTATGTCTACATCGTGTCTATCACCACCTAAGTGCGACTCACATATGTCACATGGTGACCATGAGAAGTACGTTTCGTAGCAAACACATTCCCAATCCCATGCATGATCACAATCATCACCATGGTGGTCTGACATGAGTATGTTTCCTAGCTTATCGAATCCCAGTTTGATATCACGTTGCATCTCTGGTGTCACATAATCACTGAAGCTATCATCACCATTATGGTGATACATGTAGCAATCACTGCATATGCTTAATTCTGTGGTGTCTACTCTTGTGGTCATGTTATTTCCCCTTGTCTATAATTCTGCACCTCCAGCGATCCTTAAGGACTTCCAAACTGAAGCTATAGACACCTCTATCTACTACGCGTCTCGGAAATATGAATCTATTGGTATCCATTTTGACAGTACTCTTATCAGATAAATCCACATACCATTCAAAATTTCGCTGATATACTCTGTATCCAAGATCAAATTCGTTAGACGCTTGATTCATTCTTAACTTAGTTGTTCGCGTCCAATGTCCACCAGTGTCTAGTGTTATCCATAGGTGGTCGAATTCCACTACGTTCGTACTGTGGTAGCGTACATATGTACGATCACCTAATTGTTCAACATTCGTCCTATGTGTTCCTATTGTGTGCGTTTGACTCACAATTAAACTCCTATTCTTGATCTTTCTATCCATGCGTTAGAGGTATATTCCAGAATTTTGCCACTCAACTCGTATCTTTCGCGTGTACCATCTGCAAATGGATCCCACCATAATCGTTCTATTTCTTGAAACACATCCATCTCCATTGCTAGGTATGCTGTCAATTGGCGTGTCGTTTGCCAATCCGCATCATCAGCAGACATTGCATTAACTTCCGTTGGATCTGGTTCGTTGTTGGTATTGCGTAGCACCGTTTCGTTGCCATCGTAGTAAACGATATACTCGCTACCGTCTACGCTCTCACTTGCAAATTCCTGTTGCCTGTAATCGTCTAACTTTGGATATTCGTTGATGGCATCTTGTGCAATACCTTCAACAGTTTTCCAGTAACTTGATTGTGATTGTGTCATAACAATCCCCCATTCTGTTATTGTTTAGCATCACTTCTAGGTAGTGCTTACAGTCGTTCATACTGCACCCATTCAACTATTCAATTGTTCGGCGTTGTCTTATACGGTGCGCACCTTGCCATTGCGGTGAAATTTATGCGTCAAGTTTTTCGTGTATGGTTTGTGGTAATACCTGTATTGATCGCGTGATCTAGGCTTTACCTTGACATGGACTACAGATTCACAATCTTTTATGTATCGTGGACCATGTAAGGTAGCCATGCGTACCAATTCTTCCATTGTTTCACGCCGTGTCTTACCAGTACCACGTCTACCCTTTTGCATTGTGCGCCCTCCCTTCGTTAGCGTTACCGCCTATCGTCTTGTGGTTTGTAGGTCCGGTGGTGCTAGTTTGTCACTCAACAGCTCTGTGCTAAGTCGCTTGCCACTCCCCTACGTACCTGTGTTTCTTTTATCCTTACGGATTATTGAAACTGCATGGAGTCTAACAGGTGTCATGCTGTTTGTCAAGACCCCTAATGGAATTGCTTGTGGTAGCTACGGACTGGTGGCAGTCGCGTGGTAGCGCACGCAATGCGTGTGGGGTGGGTGTGTGTTGGGTGGAAGTATCTCTTCCGCGCCCGTCCTAGACAAAATGCCAGACGCGACATGCTACCAGACGCGTCGTTGCGCGGTATTTGCGCGGAACAAGGCACGTGTAGTGGGGAGGGGAATCCCTTCCCCAGGATGGGAGGGGAATCCCCAGGGAGGGGAGGCCCTTCCCCCAGGGAGGGGAGGCCCTTCCCCCAGGAGGGGAGGGGAAGGGGGGGATGGCTTGGCGCTCTTTGTATTTATATATGGATACCCCTGCCAGAAATTCAGCGTTAAAGGCCTCATAGCTAGGGCGTGCAAAAAGGGCGTGCGTAAAGAACGATTACGTCACGTAAAGCCACATTACAGTGTAATTCGATGTAATTACATGTAATTTGGAGGTAATAGTTCATCCAATAATAGTGATTTTTATATCTGGGCGAGCATATAGTGGGAGTATTATTTATAGCAGTACTGCTATTTTAAGAGTCTTATAGGCACGAAATACTTATTTCTCCCGGTTTTCTTTGTGGGGAGTTACGCACTAGGGGTCAATTAAGGCCCCGAAGGGTGTGACGACCCCTTCCCCTCTTCCCCTCTTACGCACGCGCGTGGGAGGGGGAGGGGAATATATAATATCTTAACTCTTTTCTTTCTTTTCTTTTTTTTCCCCCCTTTTTTTTTCTTTTCTTTCTTCACGGGCCTGGGATAATTTACAGTATTTACGGTTTTTACAGTAGTATGTCCTCTCTCAAGATACTCAAGATCGCGAAGTTGTGGTTAACGGCCTGCACGGCTGACACGGCGAAATACATACCCAAAGGAAATAAACCATGTTACCGAAATCGGTATCTCTGGTTGCTGTTAGGGTTGATCCATCAACCTAATTGCCTCTGACGCATCTGGTGCGTCAACTTGTACCTGCAAATGGCTGGTACATCCATTGACTATTTAGGGCCTATACGGTACGTTACAGGTATGTTTTAGGAATAAGGAGTACAGCACGGAGTGCCAGAGGCACACAGATACAGGAAAAATAAAGAAAGGCACGGATTAGGGAAGGTTAGCAGGCATACCAAGGATATCGCGAGGATGCTCATCATGCAGCCGGGCAAGACGTATCAGGAGGTTGGGGACAGGTTTGGGGTGAGTAGGCAGAGGGTTGGTCAGGTTGCTGTTAGGATGGACATTAAGCGCCCTAAGCAGGGTGAGGGGGAGGAGTAGTATGGGAAACTACGGATCGGTAGGTAACACGGTATATGAGGTTGGTATTTGTCGTCATCCCATGGTGGGCCCATCCGGTGTTAGGGGCGAGGATAACGGGGTTAAGAAGGTGGGTGATGCCAGGGACTGTTTCCACAGGGGAGCGAAGGTTATAAGAAGGTTTAGTTACAATGGTGGTTTTCTCGTCAGGGGGGAGCACGGTTACGTCAAGAGGTTAGGGGAGGACGAGTATGTCGGCGAACACAAATGCTGTTACACGAGCAAAACAGGACGCATTTCTGGCAGCTTATTCCATAGCAGGTAGTGTAAGGGCTGCTGCTCTGGCTATTGATGTTCCTATAGGGACCGCGAAATACTGGATAGTCCAGGACACTCTGGGATTCAAGGAGAAGTACAAGGATGCCAAGGAGATGTTCAGGGAATATCTCCAGGATCTCGCGGTGGACCGGGTGCAGAACCAGAAGCCTGGAGACAATCCTGTGCTGCTTATCACTCTGCTTAACGCCCACTGGCCCGAGAAGTACCGCAGAGACGCTTACCACGCGGACAACTCAGCGAAGGAAGTGATGGGAGAATGGAAGAAATGGCTCAAGGAGTCCACCAGGGCGGAGAAGAAGAAGAGTGGCGGAGCCACCAATGCGGACTCAGAGCAGAAAGCTGCTAAAGAGAACGCCGTCCAGGAAGCACAAAGCATACTTAGTCGTAAGGGGAAAAGTGAATAATGGCCCAATCAGCGGTGCTGGACTCCCGGACACCTCCGTCCGGCCCCACCGTCAACGATTACATATTCTCTAAACTGGAGTTCCTGCCGACGCCCCTACAGTCGGATATCATCGGGTGCTCCAAGCGGTTCGTCCTCGTGGCAGGAGGAGAGCAGGCGGGCAAGTCGATGGTGGCGTCGAAATATCTAGTTTCACGCTTCCTGGAAACCGACGAACCCGGACTGTACTGGCTCGTTGCGGCAGACTATGAGCGCACCAGGGCCGAGTTCGACTACCTCGTACAGGACTTCGCGTCCCTTGGAATACTCGCGGAAGTCACTAAGCGGGTAGACCCCGGACGAATTGTGCTGGCTGACGGTACAAGAATAGAGACGAAATCCGCGAAAGATCCCAGGACACTGGCTATGCGTGCCCCTAACGGAGTGCTTGGGTGCGAAGCGTCACAGCTCGACCTGGAAACATATTACCGACTCAGGGGAAGGGTTGCTCCCAAACGAGGCTGGCTGTTCCTCTCAGGTACCTTTGAGGGCTCCCTCGGGTGGTATCCTCAGATGTTCGCGTCCTGGCAGGCAGTCACAGAGGACGAGCAGTCGTTCTCTCTGCCCTCATACTCTAATACCCACCTGTACCCGGACGGCGTAAACGACCCGGAAATACAAAAACTGAAGGCACAGGCCTCCGATGAATACTTCATGGAACGTATACAGGGAGTGCCGTGCCCGCCCGCAGGGCTGGTGTTCGGAGAGTTCCGTGCGGATATCCATGTGGACGAGAACGCCAAGTGGGTTCCGGGAGAACAGGTGTACCTCTGGATGGATCCGGGATACGCCGGTGCCTACGCTGTTCTGGCAGTACAGGAGATAAACGGACAGATGTGCGTGTTCGACGAAGTGTACGAGCAGGGCCTTACAACCGATAACGTCATTGACGTAGTTACGGCAAGACCCTGGTGGAAAGACGTACACTCGGGAACTATAGATATCGCCGGTTATCAGCATCAGGCAATGTCCGCCCCGGCGGAACTGTGGATGGACCGCACAGGCATATTCCTGGACGCTCAAAAAATACGCATTAACGAAGGAACCGAAAGACTGAAAGGATTCCTGAAACCAGACCCCATAACCAATAAGTCTAAAATAGTGTTCTCCCCCGTATGCAGAGGATCACTGTCGGAGTTCGGTGTAGTCCCGAGCCCGTTCGACGGGCAAACGCGGGCCTACAGATGGAAGACGGACAGGGAAGGGAACATAGTAGGGGAAACACCCGAAGATAAAAATAATCACGCCATAAAAGCAGCCGTGTACGGACTTGTAAGCAGGTTCGGGTACGGCTATGTTATGAGTCGGGAGTTTATTAAAGTCAAAAGGTGGTAACTGAATGGCGAGGCTCAAGCCCGAAGACATTATAGATAAAGTAGAGGCCCACAGGGACTCGACTAATACTCTCCGCACACGTATGGACGAGGACCACCAGCTCTATAAACTCGACCCGTATGACGCGGGAGACGACTTTAAGAGCTATACGTCCAACGAGCCGCAGACGTTTGCCGATAAGATTATGACCTGGATGACCGCCAGCGATACCATCGTGCGGATACCCCCTAACGGAAACCCGAGAAACACCAGGGAGGTAAATAACGATAAGGAACGCTTTATCATAGGCGCACTCAGGGCGGCAGATGACAGGCTGTCCACCAGGCTGGTGCCCTCGTTCAAAGACCAGATGGCGTGGTTTATCACCATAAGAGGCTGGTACGCCGCCAGGGCTATGCTCGTTAAGAAAAGCGACGGGAGTACCGCGATAGATATAACCCCGTGGGACCCGATGCACACCTACTGGGGACTCGGGAGCGACGGGCTTGAATGGGCCTGCTACAGAATAAAGAAAACCTGTAGCGAGATCGAGGCACAATACGATGTGCGTCTTAATAATATGCGCGGAGATGAAGACGGCGTGGAAGTGTACGACTACTACGATAAGGAAAATAACGTGGTGGTGGTGCCGGGAAGATTCGTTAAGAAGAAAACTCCCCACGGAGCGGAAAAAGTGCCGGTGGCTATCGGGCCGGTAGGAGCAACCCCGCTCGTCCAGTCGCACGAGTGGTCCTCCATAGAAGATACACTGGAAGACTACGGGGAAAGCGTGTTTAAGTCCACCAGAGGACTGTATGACAATCATAACTTTATGATGTCCGTCATGCTGGAAATGACGGCGAGGAGCAGAAAGCAGGGGCTGAAGGTTCACTCCAGAGACGGGACTAAAACCCTGGACGAGAATCCAT